CGAACCCGGTGAGCGGGGGCCGCAGGGTGCGACCGGCCCACAAGGCCCAACCGGCCCGCAGGGTGAAACCGGCCCGCAGGGTGAAACCGGCCCACAGGGCCCGGCCGGGGCCGATGCGAATGTAACGAAGGATGCGGTTGTCGGCGCGCTCGGGTTTACGCCCATCGGGGCGGATGATGTGCCGGTTAAAAGCGTGAATGGGCAGACGGGCGAAGCGAAAACAAACTGGTATTTCAATGTGACCGGCAGCGTGGCGTCCCCCGCGACGACGCAGACGGTTGCACAGATCGTGGCTGCGCAGAAAGCCGGTTTTGCACCCATTTGCTCAGCGACGTTCTCTGATTTTCAGGGGCTGCCTGCGACACTTCCGGCACTCCTGGTTTCTAGCATGATGTGTGTGTTCGGCGGGATCGGAATGGTTAACGGAACTCCTTCTTACATCTCTGTTATGATTAACGCCGCTGGAACTCTGGCGGTGACAACGGACATTGTTGCAACCACAAGTGATATCCCGACGGCACTCAAGAACCCGAATGCGCTTGACATTAAGATCGGGAATGTGACGACGAGCTACGACGGAAGCGCGGCGAAAACCGTGGAAATCCCGCAAGATGTTCCACCTGTTACAACCGCTGATAACGGGAAAATCCTTCGCGTCGTAAATGGGGCATGGGCAGCTGCTGAACTGCTCAGTGCGGGAGGTGTGTCGTTTTGAGTGAATATTTGACAAACGGTGCGGCGCTGACCCATACCGCAGACCGGATTCGCGCAAAAACGGGCGATACAGCCCAAATCGTATGGGACGCGGAAAAGGGATTCGGAAACGCGGTGGATGCGATCTCCGGAAGCGAAAAGATTCAGCACGCAGATATTCCGGATTACGTCAAGGCCGAGGCATTGGCCGTGGCGGAGAAAGTCAAGGCTGTGTTGAAGTCAGACAGCATTGTTTTTCTGGCGGTATCGGATTTCCATCATGCAGGAGAACAGGTGGATGGATGGCAGACAAACATCAATGCCGGAAATCTGCACGCCTGCATGGCACTCAAGGCGCTGGCATATGTCCTGCCTGAGATCGATTTTGCCTGTATGCTGGGCGATATCACTTTTGGCAGCAAAACTACAACGGAAGCGCTCTTGAAATCTCAGATAGAAGAGATCAACAGCTGGCTCGATGAGGCGTACAAGGGCATTCCTCAGTTCCGCACGGTCGGCAACCACGATACCGGAGAATACAGCACATTGGTTGGCGCGGAATATCTCTTCTCGGCTATCGGTAAATACTGCGAAGGCGCAACTTACGGCAGTACAGAATACGGCTACTGCTACAGGGATTTTGCCGATAAGAAGCTCCGTGTGATCTGCCTCAATACCGGCGAGGGCGAGACGACCGGTGGCGAATCGGCAAGCTATGTCTGCTCACCCGTACAAAGGCTGTGGTTCGCGCAGACGCTCCATGACGTTGGCAGCAAATCCGATGCGGCAAGCTGGAGTGTACTGGTGCTGGCGCACTATCCGCTGGATTACGGCGGCACATATCCCATGAGCAACATCGTGAAAGCCTATGTTGAGGGCGGATCGACCACAGAAAATGGAACAGCAGTGAATTTCAGCGGCCACAATGCCGCAAAATTTGTGGCGAACGTCCACGGACACAATCACTGTTTCCAGTTTGGCAAGCTCCACAGTGTGGCAAACGGAAAAGGCACACAGTTTGATGCATGGCGGATGTGCACGCCGAATGCCTGCTTTTACCGCAACAACTCCGGCGTAACCACTATATACGGGATTTCGTTCGGAGACCCTGCTCCATACGACAAGACAGCGGGGACGGGCAAAGACACAGCCTTTAACATCAACGTCCTCAATCCGTCTGAGCAGGCGATCTATTCGTTCTGCTACGGCGCGGGCATAGACCGCACAATCGGCTATTCGGCAACCATATACAGGAGCATCACCAATTCGCTTTCACACGTTTTAAACAGCAATGCGGCGGTATCCGTTGAGGATGGCGCGGCCTATTCGGCGACGCTGACCGCCGAGAGCGGGTATACCATGGGAACCGTTGCGGTAAAAATGGGCGGAACGGATATCACATCAACGGCCTACACAGCAAGTAGCGGTGCTATTAGCATTGCGAGCGTTACCGGCGATGTCGTGATTACGGCGGTGGCTACGAAGGTTGTAACGTATACAAATCTGGTGCCGACAGCGGTAGACAGTTCCGGTGCATCGGCTCCGTACACGGATGGCAAATATCTAGGCTCCAACGGTGCGCCTAGTGATATGAGCGGCTTCGTGACAACGGGATTTATCCCATTCGATGGCGGAGCTGAACACGTCTACCGCATCGGCGGAGACGGAATCGCGTGGAATACCTACGGCGCAAGAATCGCGTGGTATAAAGCAGACTATTCGCTCAAGGGGGCGGTTGTCAGCTACGATAAAATTGGCAGCAGTATCTATTATCCCACGAAGGTGGAGGATGCGAATGCGGCTGCGGCATTCAGCACGGATGCAAATGTGGCCCCGCCAAATGGAGCAGCGTTCTTCCGCGTATCTGCAAAGGGTTCCGGCGCGAATCTCATTATCACGCTGGATCAGGAGATCGATTGATGGATACTTGTGTATGTTGCGGACGGGCCGTGCCGGAGGGACGGATGGTCTGCCCGGAGTGCGAAATAGAAAGCTTTGAAAGGAGTATCAAGATGGATGATGGAATTCAGGCGCAGATCGCCTCCGTGGAGGCGCGATGCAAGAGCAACACACACCGAATCGACGAGCTGGAGGCGGACAACAAGGCGCTGCATCAGCTGGCGACCTCGGTGGAGGTGCTGGCGACCAAGCAGGAGACGATTGAGGAAAACGTGAACGAGATCAAGGCCGACGTGAAAAGCCTCAAGGCGCTTCCTGCGGGCCGCTGGGAGGCAGTAATCAAAGGCGTTATCACGGCGATCATTGCCGGGCTGATCGGCTTTGCACTGGCGAAACTGGGGCTGGGCTGATGCGCAGAGATAAGAAACGATGGACAAAGGGCCGCATGGCCCGCGAGCTTGTGTACTACTGCCTGTGGATGCTCACGGCAGTAGCCACATGGGCAATGATCCTGAAAACCGCCGCCGTCCTGCTGGATAGGACGTGCGACCTTTCGGATGTGCTGGTATTCGCGGGCGCGGCCTTCGGAGGGGAGCTGCTTTTGCTCCTGCTCAAGAGAGTATTTGCAAAACCAAATGATAAAGACGATGGAGGTACATACGAATGAAAAAACTGTTTATCTCTCAGCCCATGAAGGGCAAAAGCGACGAGGAAATCCTTGCGGAACGCGAAAAGGCGGTCCAGCGCGCGAAGGAAGCGCTCCACGATGATGTAGAAATCATTGAAAGCTTCTTTCAGGGAGCACCGGCGGATGCAAAGCCGCTGTGGTATTTGGGCGAAAGCCTGAAGCTTCTGGCGACTGCGGATGTGGCGTACTTTGCGCTCGGATGGGAGGATGCGCGCGGCTGCAAGATCGAGCATAGCTGTGCGCTGGAATACGGAATCGACGTTATTGAGAGCTGGAGGGACTGATTATGGATAAGATCATCAAGCGGCTTGGGAATCTCCTGAGCGTGAAGAGCCTTGTGACGCTGACGCTGACGGCGGTATTTGCGTACATGGCCGTGGTGGGCAAGATCAGCCAGGACTTTATGACGGTGTATGCCGTCGTGATCGCATTCTACTTCGGAACGCAGAGCCAGAAGGTGCAGGACGCAGTGGATGGAGGCGCAAACAATGCCGGTAATTAAAGACGCGCTCACGCCGTTCAACCATCGAGCGGGCGGCTGCACGCCGAAATGGATCGTCGTACACTACTTCGGCGCACTCGGATCTGCGGCCAGCGTGGCCGAGTGGTTCAAGAACCCGCAGGCCAGAGCCAGCGCACACTACGCCGTGGACGAGGGCGATATCATTTACCGGTGCGTAAAGGATACGGACGTGGCGTGGCACTGCGGAGACGGTACGCTGCATCCGGAGTGCCGGAACTGGAACTCCATCGGCGTGGAGCTGAGACCGAAGAAGGTCAACCGGAAGCGCATGGGAGCCTACGACACAGACTGGTTCTTTGAGAAAAAGGTGCTGGACAATGCCGAGTGGCTCATCCGCAAGCTCATGGAGGAGCACAACATTCCGGCGGATCACATCATCCGGCACTACGACGTGTCCGGGAAGTACTGCCCGCGCCCGTTCGTCGGCACGGACATGAACACCTACTATCACACCACTGGCAACGAGCAGTGGAAAAAATTCTTGGAAAGGTTTGAAGATGAAGTGGTAGAGAAAAGTAAAATGATCGTGGACGGCAAGGAGGTCGCCGTCGAGCGCATCCTGAAAAACGGCACGAACTATGTCAAGGTGCGCGATATCGCCGCCGCGCTGGATCTGGAAGTCGGAAACCAGGGCAGCATTGCCGTGCTGAAGCACAAGGAAAAGTAACCGGCTGCCGGGCGGCGGGCCAGAAGGGAGCGAAAATAGATCACTGCGCGTATAAATCTGCCGAAGGAACTGGAAAATCTCACGCGCAGCGACTGGGAGCACGTCGCAAATGAGGGAATATTTGATCTGATCGATCAGCAAATCATAAAGTTTTATATCGTGCGCAGGCTGCCGCAGATGGATACTGCCGCCGAGATCGGCATCGACCGCAAAACCATCTCCCGCCGCCTGCCGCACATCTACAACACCGCCCGCCGCCTGACACAAAGCAGCCCGCCCTGAGCATTACGCTCCGGGCGGGCTTTTTTACATTCAAATCATATTTTTTCAGTCGAAGGTTGCTCTGCTGGCATGTTTTGCCGCATATACGCATCGATCCATTTGCGGATCAGTTCATTCGGGGTCGCGCCGTTGGCTTTCGCTGTAGCCTTAAAGGCTTCCGCGATCTCCCGCTTGAGCTTGCAGGAGATCACGGACATGTTCTCTGCATCCCACTTGTTGCGAGTGCGCTTTTGCGCATCAGTTGGCATTCCTTGCAGCCTCCTTTCATTAATCATAAAAAATGAATATGGATTTCTCCGCTTCTGATTTTTGTGTTGAGAAACGCGGCCTCTGGATTCGGGGCGTTCTCAATGCTTTCCTTGCATAAATAAAGTACGATCTGCAAAGCCTGTCTGTGCGCGGCAAGCTCGGCGTTTCTCCGTTCCAAAGTTGTGATCATGGCTCTGCGGATCTCTGGATTATCATCCGATAGATTTTTCAGCGCTTCGTTTACCGTATGAGATAAGCTCAAACGAACCGTTTTTTCTCCAAGATGGATCGGGATGCCGATGGTTTTGCCGGTTTCTTTGAGATACAGCAGCCGCAGCTCGTGGTCGCCGCTATTTACATCATCCTCAAGATGCACAAACACACCGTGGCACGGAGAATCAATATACCGAAAGCCGTCGGCGAATTGCACATAAAAAGATTGGTACGGGATATGGTACAGCGCCTTGCTATCGATCTCAAACTCATCATCTTCTTGTGCAAACAATCGTTCCTGCAAAGAACGGCCGACAATAAACACATCCTTGTTTTCGGTCCATGGTGCAAGGGCGGCGATCTCTTGCGTTGCCTTTGTGGCGGTAGAAATGTTTTCGTATGTGCCAGGAGAATCGCCCATCACAATCGCCATTGCCGCGGACATTGGTGCATAGCACCATTGATTCCATCTCGGAAGTCCGTTCTTGCCGTTCATTTCATGGAACAGTTTCATTTTATCCCAGGCGTCAGGGTATTCTTCTGTTACTCTCTGCAACAGAGCAAGCGGTGGATACGATGGATCAATTCGCATTCTTGAGCTCCTCCACCTTTTCCTTGTACGCTGCCAGCGCGGACTTGTAGTTTTTTATGGCTGAAACATCTTCATCGGAAATACTTGTTTCCGTATTATCCAGGTAAATGCGCCAGTTTCCGGGCCTTCCATAGAATTTTCCGTTCCAGCGTCCTGCCGGGTAGCATACAGGGCGTTCCGGTTTTTCGAGCGCTGCTATTGCGCTCGCAACAGCGGCGTCGTCTTCTGCGAGGTGCTTTGCCATATCGCAGAAAAGCATATGATCCATCTGCGTGAAAGAGTTCTTGGATTCGAGTTCAGGGATGATCTCTTTCAGCGAGCGGATCGCATCGGAAACAGCAGAGGAAACGGCTTCTGAAAATTCTTTTGCAGAGGTATATTTGGGCGCCGGAAGTTCCTTGCTCCAACACGCATTGAATCGAGTTCCCATATCAATGATGCCGGACAATCCTGTTTCAAACGGAAAATCCCAGCGATAGCCGCGAGATTTGAGTGCATCCTTCACGGGACGGGTGTTCCCGGTAATGGAGATCACGATCTGCGCATTGAGAACATCAAGCCCAACGAGCGCCGTGATCGGGTTCTTCGGCTCTTCGGAACGCATACGCTTTGCGTAGCAGGCGGGGCACTCCGTATAGTGGTCTGCTGCCCACAGAGCCCAGCTATCGGCTTCGGCGCGAAGCCCTTTGTTGGCCGTTCTCGTAAATTCTGTCCCGCATGTTTCACATTTGCAGTAAGCTGTTGCTTTTGCCATGATATTTGCCCCCTCATTTTTATTATACTGCTCCAATGCGGTTGCACCGGAGCAGTTTTTGTTGGAATGGAATGTGGTGGATCTAAAACTCAGATCTTCTCGCCGCAGCATACGCGATACTGGATCTCTGCGGGGATATTGTGTTCAGTCCGCCCGCAATACCAACGGGAGAGGATCTCGCCGCTATCATCGTAGCTGGCTTTTTCGGCCAGCTTAAGAAGCCGGCTTGCAGAGTTCGAGCGGTGGAAGAAAAACATCTGGCCGTTTTCGTCGTATGCCTTAAAGAAGTATTTATACTGTTTCATTTTGTGTTCCTCCTGCATTCATTTTTGATCTCCGGATCTCGCCTTGTTTTATCTTATGGCCATATTATATACTGTAATACCGTATATGTCAAGTGGTTTTTCAAAATATTTTATAAAAAATAAAAACAAAAATCCACGCAAATGGGACAGAACTGTCCCGGAAGTGTCCCGCGAATGTCCCCCTCTGGAATCTGGAGAGCAGTAGACTGAGCATAGGAGCTGGCCAGCTTACTATTTTATCGGAGGTACTACTATGGAGTACGCAAGCAAGGGACTCGCGGGGACTGCGCTGGGCTTTGGCATCGGCGGCGCCGCAATGAGTCTGGCAAATGGTGGCCTCGGGAATCTGCTCGGAGGCCTTGGACAGGGCAACCGCTCTGCCGCTGTGGATGCTGCTGCCATGGCGACGCCAGCAATGACGGCACTGGCCGCTGCGCTCGCCGCCAGACAGCAGGCCCCGACGTGCAGCGAGAACATGCCGGTCACGCGCTACGATCTCGAACGGGAGCAGAAGCTGGCCGCGAAGGACAGCGAGATCGCGCTGCTCAAGGCCAACACGTACAACGACGGCAAGATGCTGGAGGTGTACGGTTATATCGACAGGCAGCTCAAGGACGTCCGTGAGGCGCTGTGCAAGCAGGCCGTCCACAACCAGCGCACCGAGGACAGCTTCACCCTGGTAAAGCAGGACGTCGAGTCCGTCCGCAAGGAAGCGCTTGATGCGATCAAGATGGAGGCCGAGCGCCGCTGCTGCGGTGACAACTCCATCGTCACCTACGTCAATGCGACCTTTTACCCGAAGCAGGTCGCCGACGTCACCACGGGCACCGCGACCACGGCGCAGACGCTCTACAACCCGATCCAGAAGTGCGGCGGGTGCTGCAACAGCTAAGCAAAAGGGGCGGCAAGCGCCGCCCCACTCTTAACACGGAGGTATCCTTATGGTAACGATAGATCAGGCCATGCGCGGCGCGATGCGCTACGCGGACAATGAGGTCATTCCACACCTGCCGGGCGGCAAGGGCATCGGGGCCGGGATCATGCTGGCACTCATCATGGAGGGCAGCCGCGAGAAGATCCTTGCGCTGCGCGAGAATCCGGCAGTGCAGATGATGGGCGTAATGGACGAGGCCGGGAACATCGACCTTGACCGGCTCTATAATGCGGCAAGGCCGCGTTTTGACGGCCAGAAGCTGCCGGTAACGGTGCCGATCATTGGCGAGCTGCGCTTCGATGTGAGCGATCTCGACAAGCTTTACAGATACATTCAGGAGGCGTGAGCATGAAAGACTACATCAACGGACTGTACGCGCGGCTGGAGGAGCTTTCCGAAAAGCCGCTGACGCTGGGACACATCGAAGAGGCTGACGCAGTGGCAGGTCTCCTGTGCCGCCTGCATAAGCTTGATGGGATGGATGGAAACCATTTTCGTGAGTCCACGAAAATGACGGAATTCTCCCGAGAAGATGCCATGCGCTGGGCGGAGCACATGCAGAACGCAGACGGAACGACCGGCCCGCACTGGACGATGGATCAGACTTCCGCCGTCGCGGATGCGAGCGGCATCCCGCACGACATCCCCCGCTGGGCGTGGGGTGTGACCATGAACATGATGTACTCGGATTACTACGATGTGGCGCGGAAGTTCGGAGTCAACGTTCCGGAGTTCTACGCGGAGCTGGCGCGGGCGTTCTTGATGGACAAGGACGGCCCCGGCCCGGAAGAAAAGCTTTGTGCGTATTACAGGTGCATTGTGAAATAAAAAGCAGCCCCTCTCCGATCTGGAGAGGGGCTGCGCCTTATCGGCGAACAAGCATCCCGATTATACCGTTAATAAACAGGATTTGTTCGGATAAGGCATCATCTGGTACGCCGGACAAATCAAAATCCGAACACTCCAAGCCATCTAAAGCCAGCATTTCGGGGTATGTGATCTGTGCGGAGTCGCGGACGTTGAAAAACATTTTGATGCGATCATCATAGACGTACACAGCGTTCACAAACAGCTCAATGATTTTTTTGCAGTATTCCGGGTCGCTGGAGCTGCCGACGCGGAACTGATCGAGCCATGCGACGATATCCTCTTTGCGGATCTCTACGCGGCTGGCGATGCGGAGAGTCGCAAGGTCGGCCTCCAGCGTACGCTTTTTGGCTTCCGCCGCCTCGATGCGCTCATTGATCTTTGCAATGGCCGTCGCAGAGGCCGTTTTTATCAGCGTATCGACCAGTGCATCCAGCTCCTTGTCAGCCTCGCGGATCTGGCGCTCCAACGGCTTAATGCCGGAGGCGGCATAGCTACGGGCGTATTCGGCAACAACACGCTCGGCGGCGGCGTTGATCCACTCGTCCGTGAGGACGTACATACTGATATACTCCACAATATATTTTTCCAGTTCAAATTTCCGCTCGTTGCGCTTTTTGCAGGAGCGGGATTTTTTACGGGCTGCGCAGGTGTAATAGTAATGCGTGGTGCCGTTCTTACCGCGGCCGCACTCCCCTATCATGGGCGCACCGCACTCACCGCAAAAGAGCTTGCCGTGCAGGAGGTATTCCACCTTTGCCTTTGCGTGGCCGGGGGCCTTTGCGCTGGCTGCAAGCCGGTCGCGCACCTGCTGCTTGAGCGGCTTGGAGACAATGGCTGGGATCGAATCCTCCAGGACAAGATCATCACAAACATACGTTCCAGCGTACTTGGGATTGCGCAGGATGCGATTGATTGCTCCGATCGTCAGCTCATTCCCACGCTTGGCGCAATAGCCGCGCTGCCGGCACTCGTCAACAATGAGCTTCTGCGCGGCCCCGGCGGCGTAGCGCTCATGGATAAAGCGCACGATCTGAGCCTCGGACTCGTTGATCGTGTAGCGCTTGGATACAACATCATATCCGAGCGGGGGCATTCCGCCGAGGCTCAGCGCTTTTTCGGCGTTCTGGCGCATCCCGCGTTTGACATTCTGCGCGAGCTGCCGGGAATATTCCTCCGCCATGGCCTCCAAGATGGCCTCGAGGAGGACGCTTTCGCTGCTTTCGTCGATTCCCTCGGTGACGGACAGCACGCGCACGCCGTTCGCGCGGAGCTTCTTTTTGTAAATGGCGCTGTCGTAGCGGTCCCGGGAAAAACGGTCCAGCTTCCAGACAAGCACATACTCAAACGCATGTTTGGAGCTATCCGAAACGAGCCGCTGGAACTCCGGGCGCGTTTCGGCATATCGGCCGGACAGCGCACGATCACAATACTCACCTACGACGCGGAAACCGCGCTGCTGCGCGTACTCGCGGCATTTGGCAAGCTGGCCGTCAATGGATTGATCGTTCTGACCGGCGGATGAATACCGGGCGTAAATCACAACGTTGGCGAGATTCAGGCCATGATCCATAAAAACCTCCAAAGATACCGCTCCGGCAGTGCGCCGGGGCGGCTATTTTTTATGCACGGAACCACCCTAGGGTTGGACTCAGGATATCCACCACCAGAGCAAAAGCACAAAGCGCGACGATGCCGAGCAGGACAAGAGTGGTGATGCGGTGCATTTTCAGGGATTTTCGAAGCTGATCGCGCTGGATGCGGAGGCTTTTGTTTTCCAGCTGAAGCAGCTCGGAGCCGGATTCCGGAGCGGGCGGCGAGATGCCGAAGTACGCATTCATGTCGATGCCGAGGGCATAGCAGATCAGGCCGACGGTATAGACAGTGGCGCTTTTCGACTCGCCGCGCAGGTACTGAGAAACCGTATTCAGGGCGAGACCGGCGCGGTCGGCAATGGCCTGATTTGTGAGATGCGAAGCCTCCTTTGCTTCGCGGCAGAGCTGCCACAACATTTTTTCCAAGAAAATCACTCCAAAAAACCATGATTGGGGCGGAGAAAACCATGGAAAGGGCTGTACATAACCATTGGTGAAAGCGTATGCTTGAGCTACAGGCGGCTCCCAATCGCTTGCAGAAACCAAAGCCCGTGTCAGCATCGGCACGCTGGCACGGGCGAATTCAACTATTCCAGCGTGATCTCCCACGGGCCAACTGCCTTGACGACAAGAAGGAGCGGGTCACCTTTTATCATGACTGTACCGTTGTAAACATCTGTTGTGTTAACGAGAAGTTCATCGCTCGTTCCGTACGTCCAGACACCGAAATAATTAGCACCACCGTTGCCGCTGATATACGCAGTAGAGCCATAACTGCGAACAAACAAAACGGCATCGCCAGATGTTGCAAACCGGGTGCCCCTTACGATACAGGCCGTGTCGTAGATTGACCTGATTTGTATTTCCCAGCCGCCGGTTGCAGAAATCTCGATGGTAGACACGTCAAAGCTTGGGTCGATAGTAAAACCACTATACTTATCTGTAGTGTTCACGAGCAATTCACCATAATCGCCGTTAGCACAATAAGTAGTAACAGAAAAATGTCGAGCCTCACTATTGCCATCAATATAAAAAAAGAAGGGATAGTCGGGAGTGTCAATAGACAAGACATCATCGCCAAAACCGGTGTAGACAATGGGCGCAGGAATGTCGTATGGGATTGGACGCTCGGTTTGAGCAGCGGATTGATTAGCGACTGATTGTTGGGCGGGATCTGGCGCAGGTGTAATTTGAGCAACAGCAATCTGCCCGTCAGAGTTATTAATATTAAGGCGAGTGCCGGGCATGACGGAAAAATGCGCATCGATTACTCGGAAAATTATGCCAGAAACGCAGACCAGCAAAATCAAAACTGCAATCAAAACGCGGGCGCGGAGTTTCTTGGGCTCCGGTGCTGACGGGGTTTCAGAGTTCGGCGAATTAGCCATAAAATACAGCCCCCTGGATAATAGAAAAATATGTTATTTATAATTTACGCCAAATCTGTAATCGATGCAAGGCCGAATTGTTACCAAAAAATGAACGCGGAATTTGTGAAAGAATGGAGGAAAATCATGAAGGGGAAAAAGAACGCACTCATAGAACTCATTGCGAAAATGACAGAAGAACAGTTCAAATGGTTTATCGTTCAAGCGCAGCAAGAGCTATCTTGTGTAGACGATCAACAGCCTCATCCGGGAGATCAAGAATGTAGTTTATCATTTCCTGTTTAGTCTTGCTGATGGCACCGTATGATGGTACGGTGCCATTAGTTTTATGCGCTGTGTCTGGATATATCCACGAAAAAAAGTCATTTATAAATGAAAAATCTATTCCGTGTTCTTTTGCCAGAACGATTTTACCAGGGATGTCGGCACCCTCGAATAAGTCATATATATCTGGCTCCCAATTATCAATAAAAAAATCATCCTGCCAGTTCATAATGACTTTCGTTGACAGATTGAGCACATTTGCAAGCTTATATATTCTGTCGCGCCGCATATTGCTAATGTCGCCGGTCTCATATCGGGAAATAGTGGACTTATTTGTACCAATAGCAGTGGCAACTTCCTGCTGAGATAGATTGAGATATTCACGCCTTGCGGCAAGCAATTCACCAAGTTTCATAGTATCACCTCGAGAAAATGATAACACAAAGAATGCAAAAACGCAATGAGTAAAAAAATAAATTGCGGAAACGCATTGACAAAGAGACAACACCGTGATAATATACAGATGCGTAAACGCAACGGTTGGAGGTGATGAAGATGTTCGATCAAAAGAGATTCAAGGCGGAAGTTGCGCTTGCAGGCTCGACGCTCTACGAATTGAGCGAGAAAATAGGAATGAACGCATCTACGCTATACAGGAAAATGAACGGGATTTCGGACTTTACAAGGAAAGAGATCCAAGAGATCAGAGACGAGCTCGGCTTAGATGCAAATACAGTAGATCAGATTTTTTTTGCAGATGTGGTTGCGTAAATGCAACTCATGGAGGGATTATATGCGGTACATAAAAAGAGCACTGCGAAACCTTGCGCTGCTGCTTGCCGGAGCGCTATTCGGCTGCGGCGTGTGCGCCGGGGTGGAGTGGTTGGTACAGCAGATTCGCGCAGGGACGGAGACGGTGCAGCATCTGGTGTGTTTGCCGGTGGCGCTGCTGATCGCAGCGCTGGCACTGGCGGCGCTGGAAAAGGAGGGGTAACGATGCTGGCGGCAATTGCTTACCGGACGGAGGACGGCGGCTTTATCTCCGCCGCGCCGTTTGAGATCAAGCGACCCGAGGAGGGCGAGGAAAAGCTTGCGGCGTTCGCGCGCTGGGCCGCCGAACGATACCGGAAAGAGGCAGAAGAGAAAAAGGAGGAAAGCATATGAGCGACGTGGAGTTTATCACGGAAACCAATCACCAGAGAGCGCGGGAACGCGAATGGAACAAGCGCAGAGCCGAGAGGGACGGCCTGCGGGAAAAGAGAGAGCGGGTACGCCGGACGGCGCTCTCCGTCTGCTGGCTGGCAGGTGCGTTTTTGTCCGGCATGGCGCTGGTGCTGCTGGCCTTGGAGCTGGCCGGTGCGGCGCTGGCCTTCGGCGGAGCGGCGGCGATCAGCGCTGCATTGGGGAGTGTGCTGTATGAACTGTGAGGATATTGTCAGGGCGCTGCGGTGCATATCCACACCGGACGGTGAGCATGAGGACTGCACGGGATGCCCGTACTACAAGAAAGAACGATTGAGCGCGGAGCTGCAAGAAAGGCTGCTGATAGATACATGGCCAAGATGCGACTGTGATAAAGTCTGCATGGACGCAGCCGACAGGATCGAGCGGCTGGAGGCAGAAAACAAGGCGCTTCGAGCGATGGTGGCAAAGCAAGATCAAGAGGACGCGGAGATACTGAGCAGCCAGCCGCGCATAGACCGGGAGACCGTCGGGATGCTGCTGGAGACGCGCAAGCGGCTGCTGACGCTGGCGGCGTGGATGCAGCATTTGTGGGAGGAGGCCGAGGACGAATGATGCGGTACGCACCGAAAACAAAGCCGATCCCGCCTCCCTGCGGGAGAGACTGTCCGGGGCGTGCGCCGGGATGCAGTGCGATGTGCTGCTCATGGATGCTGTATCAGTCCATCCGGGAGCACATCTATCAAAAGCAGCTCGCATAGAAGCACGCGCAGGAGCTGAATTTCGTGGCGCAGCGGGAGATCGCACACGCCGGGAGGAAAGTAAGGAAGGGGCATTTGTATGCGGCAAAATAGCACCGATTACTCGGGAGAGCGGGCACCGCGCAGGACGTGCGTGATCGCGCAGGCCGGGTATACCGGGAAAAATTATTACGCCGTCACATACCGCAATCAGAGCATTACGGTACGCGCGGGAGACGAGCTGGCCGCGATTTTTACGGCGGCCAAGCACTGGGGCTATAAGTGGAGCGCGCCGGAATACCACCAGAACGCCAAGGCGATGAAGCTCCACTATAAGCCGGAGTTCCTGATCGGATAAAAAATGCCCTCGACCGGTTCCAGCCGGTCGAGGGCAGAGAAGCCTACACTTCCCCGTAACAAGTTAAGTATAAGGAGAGTATACCATGAAAAATCCATATTTGCAAGAGGCAACGAAAAGCATCCGCGCTGACGACGGGGAGGGATGAGGCACGATGCTGACGCATCTGAGCCTGTTTACCGGGATCGGCGGGCTGGATCTAGCTGCCGAGTGGGCAGGATTTACGACCGTCGGGCAATGCGAGTTTGCCGATTACCCGACGAAGGTGCTGGAAAAGCACTGGCCTGATGTGCCGCGCTGGCGGGATATCAGGACGCTGACAAAGGAGAGCTTCTATGAGCGGACAGGTCTACGAACAGTTGACGTTATTTCCGGCGGATTCCCATGCCAGCCCTTCTCCGTGGCTGGAAAGCAAAAGGGCAAAGGGGATGATCGATACCTCTGGCCGGAGATGCTCCGAGTTATCACCGAGCTGCGCCCGCGTTGCGTTGTCGGCGAGAACGTTCCTGGAATCATCAAGATTGCCGCCGGGCAGGTGGTCAAGGATCTGGAGCGTGCTGGCTATCACGTCGTCGTGTTTAATTTTGAGGCTGCGGCTGTCGGAGCTTGGCACAGAAGATCGAGGGTGTTCTTCGTCGGCATCGCAGATGTGGCCGACACAGACGGTGGCTGGCTGCACGATAGCAACAGAAAAGAGGATCAACCTGCTCGCAGCCGGGAAAACGACATTTACGAGCAATCAGGGCGTACATGGGGGGGTGAGCAATCTGCGGGAGCACGTGTTAGCCCGGACGAAAGGGCTGTGGCCGACGCCGCGTGCGAACGAATACAAAGACACGATGCAATCTGTGCCGCCAAGCCGGCAGAAAGATCCGGGCAAATGCAATCTGACGCAGAGAGTGGCAATGAAGCTGTTTACGACGCCATGTGCAGCGGATGCGCAGGGGACGCACGGTGGGGAAAATCACAGGAGCTTGCGGACGGACGTTGCTGGGCAGCTGAACCCGACGTGGGTAGAGTGGCTCATGGGATTCCCGCAAGGGTGGACAGACTTAAATGCCTCGGAAACGCTGTAGTGCCGCAGCAGGCATACCCGATTTTTAAGGCATTGATGGAGGAGCTGAACCGATGGACTTAGAACAAACCGCGGAATGGAGGATATATGAAAGACAATGAAATCATGAAGGCACTGCGGTGCTGCGCGAAGGGGCTTGGACACGACGACAAATGCGAAAACTGCAAGGTCGGAGAAATCCAAGATCGGCGGGAATACATCGAGTTTGCGGCTGCTAACGTGATCGAGCGCCTGACCGCCGAGAACGCGGAGCTGCGGGAGAAGCAGCGGTGGATTCCGGTGACGGAGCGGCCGCCAGAGGAACGAGTTCTTGTAAACGTGGTGTGGGTGAACAGAGTACCAGAGCCGTACTACAAAAAAATAAAGGGCGTTCCGTTTTCTGATACTGCGTGCTTTTACAGAGGGAGATGGTATTGGGATTCTCCTGCAGTCCTCGATCTGTTGGCAGAATACGGGGAAGATGAGATTGACCTTGTAGACGAGGCAGTGGAAGTCACCCACTGGATGCCGCTGCCGGGAGCACCGGAGGAAGGAGGCAAGGCATGAGTAAAGCTGTTTTGATCAGCATTCGCCCGGAGTGGGTGAGGAAGATCCTGAACGGGAGTAAAACGGTCGAAATCCGCAAGACCGCGCCGAAGTGCGGTGTGCCGTTTAAGTGCTATATCTACTGTACCACAGGCGGAAAGGGGGCACTCATGGTGAAAGCCAGAGCTGGGGCGCCGGCTATTACGGCGGAATCGGCCTATGAGCGCGAACAGGCGGAGGCGTTTGGATACGAGGCCGCCAACGGGAAAGTCGTTGCGGAATTTACTTGCAATAAGATCGGCACGGTCTACCCGCTTTGCATAATCCCCAAATGGGCGACGGTGGGTGCCTGCCTCACCCGCGAGGACATATACAAGTATCTGGGCACGGAGCACGGATACGGCATGCAGATCGATGATCTTAAAATTTACGATACCCCGCGCGAACTGCGGGAATTTTACGCTGTGCCAAATGAGGTGGAGGTAGCGCTCAAGGCAAAACCAAAACCGGTCACCCGCCCGCCGCAGAGCTGGCGGTATGTGGAGGAATTGCCGTGAAGATTTACATTGCCGGTAAAATCACCGGAGATCCGGGGTATCGGGATAAATTTGCAGTGGCAGAAATACAGCTTGGCTGGCAGGGGCACACTGTGCTCAATCCTGCCGAGCTGCCGAGTGGCATGAGCCGGGAGGACTACATGCGGATCTGCTTTGCAATGATCGACGTGGCGGACGCGGTTGTTTTCCTGCCGGACGCAGTGGACAGCGCAGGCGCGAGGCTGGAAATGGCATACTGCGAATACATCGAGAAGAAGGATGAGACATGGAGCGACTGACTGAATGGAATGGCGAACAAACCCGTCATGCCTATTATCCGCGCTGCTTCGAAGCTCCGTGCTACGGCAGCGGGTGCAAAATCGAAGATTGCCCGTTTGAAACAGCGGTGTGTGATCGACTTGCGGCCTACGAGGACACAGGGTTAAGCCCTGAAAAGGTTTCTTGGATGAAAGAAGTCGTCGAAGCAGCTTTTGACAATGACACATCCAGAATTGAGCGAGCACACAACCTGCATGTGGCTGACAAAGAGGGGCGGTGCGTCGTGCTGCCGTGCAAGGTGGGCGATAAATTATACAGAGTGTTTGCCGGAGAAATCTTCGAGCACCGAGTCGGGAGCATGAAATACTTCGCAATACAGGGACGGTGGGACATTGAAACGTGCCCGTTCTGCCCATGCGTGGAAAGTTCCATAGGAAAAACCGTATTTTTAACCCGCGAGGAGGCCGAAAAGGCGCTGACGGAAATGGAGGGCAAGAAGGATGGCAACGAAACGAGTATGTGACCGCTGCGGGGCGGAGATAAACCCAACAAGCTCTGCGACATATGTAAACGTACGAAGCGCGTTCCATGAGAAATCACCTGATATTGAGCTTTGCTGCTCCTGCGCGATGCAAATCAAAGAATGGCTTAAGCCGCGTGTAGAGGGGGACAAGAAGGATGGCGTATAACGTTTATTTTTCTTGCGATATGTGCGGAGCCACATATAACTGGGTAAACCACACGGTTTCACAATCTACTGCCGCGAGTATTGCGAGAAGCGATGGGTGGAGCGTTGGGAAACGAGGATGGTTTTGCCCGGAGTGTCGGAAGAAGAGGAGACAGAGAGAAAATGCCTGACGAATACATCAGCCGCGAGGCGATGCTTGAGCATCTTTACCGGTGCAAGCAGAGCGAGGATGCGATGACCTTGACCGCTGCCGTGATTACGGCGCTGCAATGCTTCGTCCAGAGCCAGCCTACCGCCGACGTTGCGGAGGTGGTGCATGGGCAGTGGTATATGCTTGACGATTGCGCAAACGCTGGGCTGTATTGCTCGGCTTGCAGTAGAAGAGTACACCGTGAGGAATTTGCGTACAAAAAGCTGAAATCGAAGTATTGCCCGCACTGCGGTGCGAGGATGGACGGAGGATACGAACGGTGAGCAACAAGGAAATACTAGAAACGGCGCTTTCTGCCTATGGCAGCGAGATTCAGCGCATCGTTGCAATCGAAGAACTGAGCGAACTGCAAAAAGAGCTGTGCAAAAGCCTTAGAGGGCAGACGGACAAGCAGCACATCGCTGAGGAGATCGCAGACGTGCAGATCATGATGGAGCAGATGATGATACTCTATGAATTGCATTATTATGTAGCATCGTGGAAGCAGAAAAAGATGGACCGGCTGCGGGATCGGTTGGCTCGTGATGGAATAAAATGAGCGGGCTGCGGTTTGAGAGCATGGCGGATATGCCGCCGAGGATGCGGGAGCTTTACGCGAAGCAGGCGCGCGACCTCTCAGGCGCTGCGGCGCCAGCTCCCCTTGCGAAGGGAGCCAAGGGAAACCGAAATACGGAAGCCAGAAGGCAGAACGCGGTACAATCCGCTTTGACAGCCAGAAGGAGGCGCGCCGGTACGACGAGCTGATGGTGATGCTCCGCGCGGAGATCATTACAGATCTGCGCTTGCAGCCGCAGTTTACGCTGCAGGAGAGCTATCTCACAGAGAACGGTCAGCGCATCCGCGCGATCCGCTACACGGCGGACTTTTCTTACCGCTTCGGCGGGAAGCTGGTGGTGGAGGATGTAAAGTCCAAGGCCACGCGCACCAAGGAGTACCTGCGCAACAAAAAAATGATGCGATCCCAATACGGGATCGATATACAGGAGGTGTAGGGATGGCAGAGGATGAAAAGCGCTGCACGCTGCCGAAGTCGGCGCGATGCTGCCAGATGGAGTACGCGGGCGACGAGGCCTGCACGCACTGCGGGTGGCAGCCGGAGGAGCGGGCACGCAGAAAGGCACTGCCGCTCACGGAGGATGAAAACGGCGTGCGACGAAAACATGTAGGAATGGAGGGAACTACAGATGGCTGAAATCATGCAATATTTTGCCGTAGAGCTGGATTCGTTTGTAAATGAGTACAACGGCAAGCATTGGGATGTGGATTTCGTTGGAACGGAGTATCCCCCGAGGATCGTGATGGAGCAGGCGACACCGCCTCTCTATAAGATCGAGGAGGACGGAAAACGGACGATCGAGCCGAATCCGACGGTACAGATCATCGGCAGGCCGGACTTGCAGGTCGTAACGACCGGCAAACTCCAGATCAGCAAAAAAGATCTTACCAAGATGGTAAACGGCGCGGCAAATCTATTGGAGCTGTTCCTGCACGGGTTTATGCAGGAGCGCAAGGAGATCGAGGCGGCAGACAGCCGGGAGAACTGATTTTTTGGTGGACTTATGCCTGCGCACTGTGCCATGAGGTGCGCAGGAGGGAGACCCGGCTTAAGGCTCCGGGCGCGGCAGCTGCAAAGGCCGCGCCCGGGTAAAAATGAGGAGTGGATAAGATGCCGACGATGATAACGATGCAGTGCGCGCACTGCGGAAAGGTATTCCAGCGCGAGCTGCACAGGATGAATCATGCAAAAAAAGTTTTATTGCAGTCAGACGTGCGCTGCAAAACAGGTAGCAAAAGAACGGGAAGGGACCCCATTTGCGAAGAAAAATTTCCCGACGCCGACGCGCATCCGGATCACGACAAGGATACCGGTATTCCAGAAGCTTCAGCCCAAGGTGGGCGCGGTGTATGATGCGCTGAAATTCGAGGCAAGGTACGGCGGGCACGGAGGATATGTGATCGAGTCCGGCGGAAAGAAGATCAATGTGCGGCTGGACGAGGCCGTGGAGATATAACTGCACGCTGAACGCATGGCCGGAGGCTCCGGCCACGCTTTGAACGGGCAGAACAGGAGGGGTCGCTATGAACATTGCGTATAACATGGACTGTATGGAGTATATGCGGACGCTGCCGGATAAAGCGTTTAATCTAGCCGTAGTAGACCCTCCGTATTTCAGCGGACCGGAACGCCGGGGCTATTACGGCAGCAGGGTAAGCAAGAACGGCGTGCATAGGGATTACCAAATCTCCCCGGAGTGGGAAGTCCCGGGCGTAGAATATTTTGATGAGCTAAACAGGGTAGCGCAGAAGATCATAGTCTGGGGCTGCAACTACTATAAATACATTTTTCCGCCCGGACGAATTGTCTGGGATAAGTGCAACGGGGAGAGCAGCTTTAGCGATTGCGAGATCGCAGCGACAAATTGCCATGGCAGCGTCAGACTGATCCGGTATATGTGGAACGGAATGATGCAGGGCAAAAGCATCGCCGACGGCGCTACCCAACAGGGAGACAAGCGAAAAAACGAGAAACGGATTCACCCAACGCAAAAGCCTGTCGCGCTCTATGCGTGGATCTTCGCCCGGTATGCAAAGCCGGGAGACAAGATCATCGACACGCATCTTGGGAGAGGGAGCAGCCGGATCGCTGCATATGACGCAGGGCTGGATTTCGTGGGGTGCGAGATCGACAAGGATTATTTTGCAGCACAAGAGGAGCGCTTCGCCGCGCATACGGCGCAGCTATCCCTGTTTGCGTAAAAGAGGATGGAGTATGGCAAAAAGGCACAAGAGGCGGTTCTTCGCCGGGGCGGTATGTACGCAGATCGTCTACAACGTGAGCGAGCAGACGGATATCAAGAGCAGCAAGCAGCGCAAGCCGCGCTTCGCCACGCAGGCAGAGCGCGATGAATTCAACTCCAAAATTTCAGCGGGAAAATTCGCGGCACTTATCAACGCCAACTTCGGCCCGACCAGCCACTACTCCACGCTGACGCTCAGCGCGGAGTTTGAGGCGCATACCGTGGAAGAGATCAAGCGCATCCGCGACAACTACTGGCGCAGGCTTACATACCGATACCCGGAGGCAAAGATCGTGATGGTATACGGGCGCGGAAAATCTACGAACCGCTTCCACATCCACATGATCTCCGACGGCATCCCGGAGGACGCCATTGCGAAGCTGTGGGGCCTCGGAAGCGTGGTAGAAAGCAAGCACCTTCGCAAGCACAACTATTATGTAAACCAGAACGGTGAAAAGGTAGATCATGGGCAGGACTACGAGGCGCTGGCAAACTACCTGCACGGTCACTGGCAGAAGGAGTTCGGGGGCCACAGATACAAGGCAAGCCGCACCTGCACCAAGCCGGAGCCGGAGCCTGCGACCGAGGCCGTGCGCGAGTACAGCCCGGAGCATCCGCCGGTTGCCCCGCGCGGCTATGTGCTCGTCGAGGCCAGAGCCACACAGTACGGATACCAATACTATAAATATGTATTCGATCCAAAAAGGATGAAAAATTGAAGCGGACGGGAGCCGCTTAAATCTTGCCTTGTAAATGTGTAGGGTTTTGCGACGATGAAGAGAAAAGGAGATGATGCGCATGTCGAGACCGAGATATTGGTGGTATTACAACGTGTGCCGGATCGTTGGAGAGTACCCAAGGCTGGATAGCCGGGTACGCGACATGAGACGGCAAAAGATAACACCGGGTTATGCAGCGACGCCAGGCGGACAATCGACGGGGAGAGAAATCGAGGACATTGCGGTGAGGGTGCTATCATCGAGGGAGTATACAGACTATGAGGCGATAAGTGCTGCGATCAGCACAGTGCAGACATGGCGGGACGGAGCCGACGTGCTGGAGATCGTGCGCCTGCACGCATGGATCTGGCCGAGGGAAAGCCTGGAATCCGCCGCACGCCGGGTGCATATCAGCCAGTCGACAGCCAAGCGCATGTACAGCCGTTTTGTATACGAAGCGGCGCGGGAACTTGGCTATCGCAAAAATTGAGCCAACAGGGCCAAAAAAATGTGCTACAGTGATAGCGTGAAGAATTGGAGGGAACAGAATGCAGCCATGGGCCGCGCGCTTTTACGCATCCGCGCGCTGGAAGAAATGCCGCGCCGGGTATATCAAGTTCCGCCGGACCATCGACGGCGGGATCTGCGAAGAGTGCCGGGATAAACCGGGCTATATCGTCCACCACAAGCGGGCGCTCACGCCGGACAACATCACCGACCCGGATATCAGCTTGGCCTACTCCAATCTCGAGTACGTCTGCAAGGACTGCCACGATCAGTTTGACGGGCACGGCGTCGCAAAACCTCTAACGCAAAAAATTTTCTTCGACGCCGCCGGGGACCCGATCCCCCCCGTCGCGCGAGGCCGGAGCGTCGGCTGAATCACCGCGCGCCCTACCTCGGAAGAATATGCAGGCCGTTCGCGAGCCCCCCCTACAAAAGCGCGGCGATAAGTAATCTACGCGCACGCGCGGACAGACGGCAAAAATAACGCAAAAAGGAGGCGGTTTTTGTGGCGAACAGGCAGGAAAAGACAAAGGAACAGCGTATACGCGCCGAGAAGACCAGACTCCGGAGAATCTACAAGCTTCTGCCGAAGGAAGCGGCCGGGACTGTCGCGGGACTCATCGATCAGGCGGCATTTATGCGCATCGAGTGCGAGGACATGGCGGACGACCTGCGGGAAAACGGCTGGACGGAGAAATTCCAACAGTCGGAGCGACTGGATCCATATGACCGCGCCCGGCCAATCGGGCAGGCATACAACTCGACAAACGCGAACTACCAGAAGATCATCAAGCAGCTCACGGCGCTCCTGCCGAAGCCGGACACCGCGACGAAACAGGAGGACGACGGCTTTGCAAGCTTTGTCCGGGAGCGTGACGAGGAATGAAACTCACGCGCTACCCGGCGACCTACAACCCCATCACCGAATACTGGCAGGCTATCCAGGACGGCCGCGAGATCGTCAGCATGAAAGTCCAGAAGACCTACAGGCACGTTGTAGAGCAGCTGGAAAACACGGATTCCGAGTTTTATTATTCCCCGCGCCGGGCAAACCACGTCCTCGAATTTTTTGAGAACTACTGCCACCACTCCAAGGGCAAAGCGGGCGGCCAGCTCGTCCGGCTGGAGCTATGGGAAAAAGCGCTGCTGGCGACCGTCTTCGGGTTTATCGACATCGAGGGAAACCGACAGTACCGCGAGGCCATCCTCATCGTCGGAAAGAAGAACGGCAAATCGCTGCTGGCCTCCGGCGTCGGCCTGTATTTACAGACGGCGGACGGCGAGGCCGGCCCAGAGGTTTACGCCGTGGCAACCAAGCGAGACCAGGCGAAGATCATCTGGCAGGAAGCAAAGCGGATGGTCAAAAAGTCACCGGCGCTCTGCCGCCGGATGCGCAGTCTGGTCGCCGAGCTGGACAGCGATTTTAACGACGGTGTTTTCAAGCCGCTGGCCTCTGACAGCGACACCCTAGACGGCCTCAACATCCACGGGGCAATGATGGATGAGATCCACCAGTGGAAGAGCGGGCGCGCACTGTACGACATTATCGCCGATGGCGTGACGGCCCGTGAGCAGCCGCTGATCTTTATCACCTCCACCGCGGGCACCATCCGCGAGGACATCTACGACGAAAAATACGAAGAAGCCGAGCGAATCATCAACGGCTACGAAGATCCGGACGGGTACCACGACCCGCGCCGGATCGCGTTTATTTACGAGCTCGACAAGCGCAGCGAATGGACAGACCAGGACTGCTGGAAAAAGGCAAATCCGGGCCTCGGGACGATCAAGAGCTACACGGCGCTGAAAGAGCGGGTAGAGCGGGCCGAGAAAAACCCAGCCCTCGTCCGCAACCTCGTCTGCAAGGATTTCAACATCCGCGAGACCTCCAGCGAAGCCTGGCTCAATTTTGAGCAGCTGGACAATCGCGACACCTTCCAGCTCGACAAGGAAAACCGCCGCCTGATCTGGCAGCACCACATGGCGGACGGCAAGACGCAGGAGCGCGTGCTTCCCTACCCGCGATACGGCATCGGCGGGGCCGACCTATCCAAGACAACCGACCTAACAGCGGGCAAGGTGATCTTCCAGGTGCCGGAGCTGCCGGACATCCTGTTTGTGCTCTCCATGTACTGGCTGCCACAGGATCTCTTGGAGAAACGCGTAACGGAGGACAAGATCCCATACGACAAGTGGCACGAGCGCGGGTTGCTCCGATTGTCAGAGGGAAACAAGATCCGCTATGAGGACGTAAAAGCATGGTTTATCGAGGTACAGGAAGACCTCGATATTTTTATCCCCTTTATCGGCTACGACGCATGGTCGGCGTCTTACTGGACGGACAGCATGGCGGACTACTTTGGAGCAGAGGCCATGATCCCCGTGCATCAGGGCGTGAAAACGCTTTCCGAGCCGATGAAGCGCTGCGGGAACGATCTGGAGTCCAAGCGGATCGTCTACAACAACAACCCGATTGACAAGTGGTGCATGGCAAACACCGCCTACGACGAGGACAAAAACGGCAATATCCAGCCGCACAAAACGAGCAAGTCCACGCGCCGCATCGACGGAACGGCGGCCCTGCTCGATGCCTACACGATCTACGATCAGAAGCAGGCAGAATACACAAGTATGCTCTAGGAGTGAGACAATGGGATTTTTTAAAAACCTCCTGACGAATATCACGACCACCAAGCGCGTTTCGACCGTGCAGATGGTGCAGGAACGCGGGAATGGCTTTTACAGCTACAACGGCAAAATGTATCAGTCCGATATCGTCCGCGCCTGCATCCGGCCCAAGATCAAGGCCATCGGCAAGCTGACGGCAAAGCACATCCGGGAGACTATAACCGCCCAGACGCGGAAGATCGCCATAAACCCGGAGCCATACATCCGGTTCCTGCTTGAGGAACCGAACCAGTACATGACAGGCCAGCTGCTGCAGGAGAAGCTGGCCGCGCAGCTGGTCCTCAACAACAACGCCTTCGCCGTGATCCTGAGGGATGAAAACGGCCTGCCGAACGCCATCTTCCCGGTCGCGGCCATGCAGGCAGACGCGGTCTATGACGCGGGCGGGAATTTGTATCTGAAATTTTACATGCAGAACGGCAATGTGCTGACGTTTCCCTATGACGACATCATCCACCTGCGCGGGGATTTCTACGAGAACGACATCTTCGGAGACCCCATTGCTCCGGCCATTGTGCCGCTGATGGAGATTGTCACCACGACGGATCAGGGCATCGTCAAGGCCATCCGCAACAGCGCCGTAATTCGCTGGTTGCTGATGTTCGCCGCGTCCATGCGCCCGGAGGACGTGAAGCAGCGCGCGCAAGACTTCGCGGACAGTTTCCTGAACGTGACTAACGGAACGGGCGTCGCGGCCGTCGACGCAAAGGCCGAGGCCAAGCAGATCGACCCCAAGGACTACGTACCGAACGCAGCCCAGATGGACAAAACCACGCAGCGCATTTATGCCCTGTTTAACACCAACCCGCATATCGTCACGTCCATCGCGACGGAGGACGAACAGAGCGCGTATTTTGACGCCGAGATCGAGCCGGTACTGAAGCAGCTGAGCGGCGAGTACACACGCAAGCTATTCTCCCGGCGCGAGCGCGGCTGCGGGAATCGCATCGTATTCGAGGCCTCCGCGTGGGATTTCGCGTCGACCGCGACAAAGCTCAATCTCTTGCAGATGGTCGACCGAGGCGCGCTGACGCCGAACGAATGGCGGCGTGCGTTCAATCTTGCACCGGTAGACGGCGGAGACAAGCCGATCCGCAGGCTGGACACGCAGCCAGTCAACCAGAATACCAACCAGAAGGGAGATGAAACCGCATGAAGATCAGCATTCGCGGGCCGATCGTATCCAGCAATCAGCACCGATTCTATCAGTTTTACAGAATGGAGGCGACAAGCCCGAGATCCGTAGCGGACGCGCTTGCCAAGGGAAACGGTGAGCGGGCCGAAGTTGAGATCAATTCCGGCGGCGGCGAGATCTTCGCAGCAAGCGAGATCTACACCGCCCTGCGCAGCTACGCCGGCGGCGTCCACATCCGCATTGTAGGCCTCGCAGCTTCGGCCGCGTCCATCATCGCCATGGCGGGTGAGTCGGAAATGACACCGACCGGCATGATGATGATCCACAACGTCCAGTCCAGCGCCGACGGCGACTACCGCCAGATGGAGCACACCGCCGGCGTTCTGCGCGACGCCAACCACGCCATTATCTCGGCCTACGTCGCAAAGACCGGCAGGCCGGAGGCGGAAATTGCCGCCATGATGGACGCAGAAACATGGATCACAGCGGAGCGGGCCGTAGAACTCGGACTCGTTGACCGCGTGATGCAGCCGGACACCGGCCAGAAGCCGCTCGCGGCGGCCTTCTACTCCGGAATGCTCAGCGAGGACGCGCTCAAACGCGCGGAAAACTTTTTAAAAGATCAGGCGGCAGAGCCTGATTTTTTTATGCCCGAACGGGCGCAGGCAGAAGCAAAACTGAAATTTTTAAAACTCAAAGGAGAACTGAAATGACAAAGGAAATTTACAACATCCAGCGCCAGAAGCTCATGGACGACGCCCAGAAGCTGCTGGACGAAAGCAAGACCGCAGAGGCGCAGGCCAAGATGAAAGAAGTCGAGGCCCTCGACGCCAAGTTTGAGGAGGAAGCCAAGATTCAGGCGAACCTCAACGCGCTTGCAGGCCAGAAGGTTGCGGCACCGGCTGCGGCGGCACAGTCCGTCGACCTGTCCGGCACGGCAAAGACTCCGGACGTGCTCGACCGGTACGACACCGACGAGTACAAGCGGGCCTTTATGAACTACGTCCTGACCGGCAAGAAGATCCCGGCAGAGCTGACCAATGTGGACGCAAACACCAAGACCTCCGACGTCGGCGCGGCCATCCCGACCACGACGATGCAGAAGATCTACGAGAAGATCGAAGCGACCGGCATGATCCTGCCGCGCGTGACGCACACATCCTACAAGGGCGGCGTGACCGTCCCGACCAGCTCCGCCAAGCCGACGGCCTCCTGGGTGGCCGAGGGCGCAGGCTCCGACAAGCAGAAGAAGGCACTCGGCTCCATCACGTTCGCATACCACAAGCTGCGCTGCGCGATCTCCATGTCGCTTGAGGTATCCATCGTGACCTACCCGATGTTTGAATCGCAGTTTGTCGCCAACGTGGCCGAGGCCATGGTCAAGGCCGAGGAACGGGCCATCATCAGCGGCTCCGGCTCCGGCCAGCCGAAGGGTATTACCAAGGAGACCGCGCCGACAGGCCAGAACATCGACATCGCTGCCGCAACGACCGCGCTGGCGTACACCGATCTGGTCAAGGCAGAGGCCGCGCTGCCGCAGGCTTACGACGCAGACGCCGTCTGGTGCATGCCGAAGAAGACCTTCTTCGAGCAGATCGTCGGCATGGTCGACGACAAGAAGCAGCCCGTCGCCCGCGTCAACTATGGACTCAACGGAAAGCCAGTCTACTCGCTCTTTGGCCGCGAGGTCGTCCTCGTCGGCGACTATCTGCCGTCCTTCACGGCGAGCGTGACCGCGGACACGATCTTTGCGTTCATTTTCAATTTCAAGGACTACCTCTGGAACGAAAATCTGGGCATGACCTTCCGTAAGTACACCGACAACGCGACCGACGACGAGGTCACCGTCGCGCTGGCGCTCGTCGACGGTAAGGTCGTCGACAAGAACAGCCTCGTCACGCTGACCAAGAAGACAGCCTGACGGCGCGCGGCCAACAGGGAGGGATAACCAATGGCTTTGATCAACGTTGCAAAAACCGCCCTGCGGCTGACCACCAACGCCCTCGACGATGAGCTCGCCGACGAGATTGACGCCTGCCTCCTGCGCCTGCACCTTGCGGGCGCGGAGGGGGCGGACGAAGATCCGCTCGTAAAGGACGCGGTACGGGCTTTTGTGCGCTGGCAGCATGACTTCTGCGGCCGCGGCGACGAATGGAAGACGTGCTTTGAGGAGCTGCGCGACGCGATGGGCCTGTCCGACGACTATTCGCCGGGTGCCGAGGGAGGGGGCGCGTGCTGTGATCTTTGATACGCAAATCACGCTGCGCCTGATCTCCTACCCTATCGTCAACGGCCAGACGACGGAAAAGCTCGAGCGGGAGGCCACCGTCTGGGCTGCCCGCAAATCCGTAAACCGCGCCGAGTATTATCAGGCCGCGCAAGCAGGCAAGCGCACGGACGCAATTTTCCGCATGCACAGCGCAGAATACGGAGGCGAGCAGCAGCTCGTCTGCGGCTCCGACGTATTTGACGTCGTCCGCAGCTACGGGCAGGAAACAGAGGAAATCGAGCTGACCTGCAAACGGAGGGACGGCGCATGATGATCTATGAGGCGCTATCAAGCCTGGGCGTTCCGGTATGCCACCCGCCCTATAAGGGCGCGGAGGAAACCTACATCACCTATCAGCTGCTCGGCCAGTCCGGGCAGATCTATGCCGAGGGCGGCGAGGCCGAGACCGGCGTGCAGTATGCTGTTTCCATCTTTGCCGAAGGATTTGCCGCAGAACTTTTAAAGCGCGTAAAAGCCAAACTGGAGGCAGCAGGATACATCGCCACCGTCGACATGGAAACATACGACAAGGAAACAGGACGCACGCAGATCGCGCTCATAGCCGAAACGGAGGGCGCAGCCTATGGCTAACATCTACATCACCGGTGTCGAAGAGCTCATGGCCACGCTCCAGAAAGCGAATGTTTTTGATGAGAACATGCAGCAGGAGCTCCTGTACGCCGCCGGGGATATCATCGTCGAGGAACTGCAAAAAATGGTAAAGGCGAGCGGGTTCCAGACCGAGGCATATGCATCCAGCGTGAAATACCGCAAAACCATCAAACGCGACAAAAACGGAGATCCGTATATCACCATCACGGCAGTCGGCAAAAACGAGCACGGAACGCGCAGAGCGACCGTGCTTTTTGTTTTGAATTACGGCCGCGGTGCAGAATACGGAAAAATCAACGGAACTTATTTCTGGACAAAGGGTGTCCGCAGCGCGCAGAAGCGCGTGAACGCGGAACTCGAAAAAATCCTCACACAAAAGCTGAAAGAAAGGGGCTTACTGTAATGCCTAGTTTTGACTTACGCGGCATCCGGGCGGGAAAGTATAAAAACACGTCCGGCACCGTGACCTACACAGAGCCGACCGACGTCGGCGACGCCATGAGCGCGCAGCTGGAACTCAAGTTCGCCGAGGGCCGCCTGTACGCAGAATCCAAGCTTGCCGAATATATCAAGCTTGCAACCGGCGGCACGATCTCGCTGGCTGTCAAGTACATTAAAAAGGCCGCACAGGCCATGCTCTACGGCTGCACATCCGATACGAGCAAGGAAAATCTGAAATTCTCGGCAAAAGACATCGCAAACTATGTCGGCGTCGGTTTTTACGCGCCGGATAAGATCGACGGCGTGACCAAATACACCTGCGTCTGGGTGCCAAAAGCGCTGTTCGGCCCGCCCTCGCTGAGCTACCAGACCAAGGGCGAGAACATCCAGTTCAACACGCCAACCACGACCGGAGAATTCCTCGCGGACGATTCCACCAACGAGTTGCTGCTCGAGACAGAGGCCGTCGACACCGCGGCTGAGGCCGTTGCCTGGATCAAGGGAAAGTTGGGTGAAACCTGATGGAGACGACCAAGCCGAAAACCGTAGACTATGAGTACGAGGGCCAAAAATACAGGCTCACATGCAACATGGCGGTCATTGGCGACGTGCAGGAGGCGTATAACGGGAAGCTTCTGCAAGCGCTCAACCAAACCGGAGGGTACAAGAGCACGCTCACATTTTTGGCGGCCATGTTGACAGATGCGGCGGACTCTCAGGGGATCAAGGACGAGTACGGCCTACCGTTGTTGTTTACCGCGCGGGAGGTAGGCCGCAAGCTCACGCTGCGGGAGGTAAACGAAGTCGGACGGCAGATCTGGCCGCTGATTGAGGATGCGGTAATGGGCAAGCAGGACGACGCCGCGCAGGAGGACGCCAAAAAAAACTGACACAGCCGGGGGAATCAAAGCGAGAAGGCATTGATTTCCCCGGCTATCTCGCGTTCTGGCTCTTCCGGATGCACCTGCCGGAGCGGGACTTTTGGAAAAACATGACACCGCATCGGATCAACCTGCTATTGGAGGCTTTGGAACCGCCGGAAAAGCAGGAGGAGCCGAAGAGCCTGGCGGCATATCTCAGCGGAGGGACATAATATGCCAAATATCAACACGAAATTTACGCTATCGGGCGAAAAAGAGTATAAACAGGCGCTGTCGGAGATCGGAAACGGTATGCGCGTGCTGGACTCCGAAATGCGCAAGGTGCAGTCCGCTTATGCGAAGAACGCAGACAGCGTAGAGTCACTGGCTGCGCAGAATGATGTACTTGAGCGTAAAATCTTATCGCAAACAGAAAAAATAGAATACCTCAAGGCCGCTTTGCAGCAGTCCGCAGAGAAATACGGCGAATCGGACAAGCGAACGATGCAGTGGCAGACGAGCCTCAACAATGCCGAAGCAGAGCTGAACAACCTCAACAACAAGCTGGATGAGAACAAGGAGAAAATTGAAGAATCCGGGAAAGAGACAGGGAATCTCGGCGACGTTGTGAGCGGGCTTACAGAAAAGTTTGGGATAAAGCTGCCGGAGGGGATGCAGAAAAGCATGAACTCCATGGGAAGCTTGAACACAACATCTGTAAAAATTGCAGGCGGATTCGTGGCGCTGGCCGTAGCCATCGCAAAGGCAGAGAAGGCGCTGATACAGATGACGCGCGAATCGGCGGAGGCCGCAGACGACATTGTGACGCTCAGCTCCGTGACCGGAATGTCGACCGATTCCATACAGGAACTCAATTACATGGCCGATCTGACGGATGTGTCCCTGGATCGCATCCGCGACAGCCTCAAGGAAACCACCAACAAAATGCAGGAAGCCGCGACGGGCACAGGCGACGCCTATGAGGCGTACAACAAGCTCGGCGTGAAGATCACCGACGTTGACGGCCAGCTGCGCAGCGCGGAGGACGTGTTTTACGACACGATCGACGCCCTCGGCCAGATGAAGAACAAAACCGAGCGCGACGCCATTGCAATGGATCTCATGTCCGAGTCTGCGCAGGAGCTGAATCCGCTGATTGAGATCGGCAGCGACGGCCTCAAGCAGTACGCCCAGGAGGCGCACAGCATGGGCTACGTGCTCGATAATGAGGCGCTGACGGCGCTTACCGAGGTGGACGACGCATACCAGCGACTGCAAAAGTCGCAGGAGGGCGCGAAGAATCAGCTTTCTGCTGAGTTCGCGCCGTATCTCACGGAGTTTTATGAGAAGATCACGAAGCTTATCAGAGACGGCGGACAGGCGCTCAAGGACTCCGGAATCGTGGACTCCTTTGGTATGCTGCTGGAGACTGTGGGAGACATTATCGCGCCTACCGACCAGCTCTCGTCGGATACCGTGCCCAAGCTCACGGAGGCGCTTCGCCCGCTGGCCGAGATCATGGCGGGCATTGCAGACACTATTGACTTTATCAGCGGTGCGGCGACTGTCCTCACGACCGGTATATGGGACTGGGATAAGTGGTCGGGCGGCTGGAAGCAGATGGGCAAGGCTGCGGGCTTCGGCTACTCCTACGGCAACGGAAACAACACGCAGACACTCAAGGAAAAATGGGAGCAGACCGACATCAACCGCGCGACCAGCGCGAACGGCTACGGCCAGTATTACGCAAACGGCAAGTGGTATTCCAATTATGAGAGCTACCTCCGCGACGAATGGGAAAAGTCCGGGACAGGAACTACCTTTGAGTATTGGAAAATGCAGAAGGGCTATAACGCCTCCGGCACGGACTACTGGCGAGGTGGGCGGACGCTGATCGGCGAGTACGGCCCGGAGGAAGTTGTGCTGCCGCAGGGCACGCGCATCATGACGGCGCAGGAAACCAGGCAGGCGTCGGGAGGCGATACATTTTACATCACGATCCCGGCCAATACGGTAAAGGAATTCAACGATATCGTAAATATCGCGCGAAATAAGCGCCGCACAGACAGAATGGGGGTGGATAAGGAATGAGTACAACACAAAGGCTCTACTCCAAGGCCTTCGCGTTTCTTGACTCCGACAACCGAGGATCGAATGTGCATACTGGTTCGCAAGTAACACTTAGGACATATGAGAGCCGGCTCCTTGTAAAGTTCGAGAGCCTGCCGGATCAATTTAGGTTTAAACGGATATCTGGTGCGCAACTGTTCTTTTATTTCTTGGCAACCGAGGGTTCCTATGACTGGTATGATGCGCATGCAAACACAAAGGAATTTGACGAGAAAACTGCAACGTGGGACACATGGAATGAGGCTGGTTACAATCTCGTATTCCAGCGTAAGGGCGTTGGGAACGCCCCGGTATGGGCAGAGTTCCCTTCCGCATCAATCTTATTTGGTGACGCTGTTACCTACGGTATAAGATTGCAATCTTCTCTTTTAAATGCTAAGCCATTTACCGTACAGACGAGCGGTGCAAACAGACCGTACCTCGTATTGACAATAGATGAAAGCGCCACAGCGGATACGCTGAATATATCAAGTATGTCGCCCAATGCCGGAGCGATTGACAAGTATCGCGATGTTCTTTTCACGTGGAGCTCAACAGCCCCATACCCATGTGCTCCGAGACTCGTCCAATCCTCTGCAACTTTTCAGTGGCGCACAGGTCCTAGCGGAACGATCCATTCACACAGCGTCTCCGGAAACACGAGTAGTTTCACCGTCCCAGCAAAAACTTTTACAGGGACGAGTGTCCAATGGCGGATCGTTGTGACTGCAAATAGCGGAAAAACAACGACATCGGACTGGGTAACGTTATCGACCGCAGATGCAGAGTCAACGGCGGCGATAAAATCGCCGAAAGGCGAAATCGTAGACGCATCGAGGCCGGTAGCGTTTGCGTGGACTCACATCATTTCTACCGGCACGGCCCAGACCAAGGCGGAGCTGCAAATCTCGGCGGATATGCAGACATGGACGGCGCTTGCGACGGTGACCGGCGCGGAGACGACCTACACCGCCCCGGCAAACACGCTCGGGAGCGGGACAAAGTACTGGCGCGTGCGGACGTACAACACGGACAACGCAGCGGGCGCATGGAGCGACGCGGCGGAGTTCATCTGCGTCGGCGCACCGGCGGCTCCGGCGGTTTCAATCAAGTCGCAGTCTCCGCGCCCAGTTATCGGATGGCAATCATCGGAACAGCTGGCCTACCAGGTGGAAATCGACGGCGTTTACAGCTCCGGCACGTACTACGGCACGGAAAAAACGTGGACAGCGCCGATGTACCTCGAAGATGGTGAATACATTGTGCGCGTCCGCGTGCAAAACGAATATGCCATGTGGTCGCCATGGGGATCGGCGGCGCTGCAAGTCGCCAACACGGCGGGGCCGGCGATCAATCTGACGGCGGAGGCCGGGGACACGGTGCGCCTCTTCTGGAGCGCTGCCGGAGGGTATCACTACAACTTTTACCTGATATACCGCGATGGGAAGCTCATCGCAAAAACGACAGAGCACACATACACGGATCTGCGTTCCATCGGCAGCGTAAGATACCATGTGCGCGGGTGCTTTGCTGCAAGCTCCAATTACCGGCTGTCCAACACAGTGACGGTGACAGCATCCGTGCCGTGCGTGACGCTGATCGACCTTGACTCCGGGGACGTGCTGCCGCTCCCCTACTCGGCCAGCACGCACCGCACGACGGGGCGCAATCTGAGCCGGGGTGTACAGTCCGTGCAGCTTGCCGGGCGGCGATATCCGACAATAGAGCGCAGTATGCACTATGCGGAGACAATTTCGGTTGCGTGCGCTTTCCGCGAGGCGGAGGACTGCGCGGCGCTTGAGGCGCTTGTGGGAAAGATGGTCGCGGTAAAAACGCCGGAGGGCAAAATGGTGAGCGGGTGCCTATCGGTGCTTGCGGCAACAGCGGACGGCGGCTTTTACACGTCGTATCAATTCGATGTGGAACAGGCGGACGTGGAGGAGGTAGTGGACATTGATTCGTGATGTAGCGTACAAGATCAACGTGCTTCGCGGCGGCGCGGAGTTCAAACAGCTTTCGTGGGCGGCAGACGCCGCCCCGAATGTCTACGTCCGCAAGGAATCGGAGATCAAGGGCAGTTTGTCGGCGGAGGTTTATCCGGATGCCGACGTTGATCTGCTGTCCGACGAGCTGCAACCCGTTCTCGTCATCAACGGAGCCGAGACGCCGCTCGGCGTATTTCAGGCGACCACAGTCGAGGAGATCATGGACGCATACGGGCGGCGGCTCCGGATCGAGGCATACGATCGCTGCTGGCGCGTTCAGCAGAGCCGCACGGAGGGCCTCTATCACATCGCCGCGAATACGCCGTATCTGACGGCGGTGCAGCAGCTGCTTACGGCGGCGGGCATCAAGCTTGTGCTGGCCGTGCCGTCCTCGGCGGTGCTGGCAACGGATCGCGAGGACTGGGACACTGGGACGGACTTCCTGACGATCTGCAACCAACTGCTGGATGAGATCAACTACAATCCGATATGGTTCGACGGCCGCGGCATCTGCCACTTGGAGCCGTACAAAGCGCCGACCGGCGGCAGGATCGATCACGCATACAGCAGCACAGATTTGCAGCTTGCACCGATCACAGACGATCACACGCAGGAGATAGACCTATTTGACGCGCCGAATGTTTTTGTGCGGATCTGCTCAAATCCTGACAGAGGCGCGCCGCTGACGGCGACTGCCGTCAACGACTCCCCTACCTCCAGCACGTCCACTTTCCGGCGCGGCCTGCGCATCGTTGACGTCGCAAAGGTAAACAACGTGGCCAGTCAGGACGAGCTTCAGGAGCTGGTCAACCGGCTGCGCAACGAGTCCATGCATGCAACCAAGACGATCACCTTTTACACGCTGGCAACCGGCGGCCATGGAGTCGGCGATATCGTATCGATCGACGATCCGGACATCGGCGGAATATGGGAAGAGACTGAGTGGTCGCTCACAATGGCCGTTGGCGAGCTGATGCAGCACACTGCGCGAAGGGTGGTGATCGCGTGATGGGCCTTACAGGATATACTGCAAAAGCAGTGAAGGAGCCGGAGCGCATCGCACTCGCGACTGTGGCAGCCAAGTACGCGGACGGGCTATCGCTGATCTTCGACGGGCAGACCGCCGCAACGACGAAGCACTACAAATGCAACACGGCGGTGACCTTTGCGGCTGGGAGCCGCGTCGTCTGCCTGCGGATCTCCGGCAGTTGGGTCGTGGCGTTCGCTTTTGGAAATCCGGCATGACGGTGCCAGAGTTGGACACCGAGAAGGGAGAAAACATATGATTACAGTCAACGTAAGCAGGCGTGAGCCGATCTGTCTGCGGCATCAGGGCGAAAACGACGCGATGCGGGTAGCCTTCCCTCTTTCAGCTTTTGAGGCAGATTGGCCGGGCGGCGCACCTTTGCTGCTAGTCCAGCGTCCGCGCTCCAGCAGGGACGCGGAGGCGTACCCCGTGGCGCTTTCCGTGGACGGCCACACGGCGTATTGGACGGTCAGCGCATCGGACGTCGAATACTCCGGATATGGCAAGGCGCAGCTCCAGTGGCGCGTAGAGGACGTCCTTGTGAAATCCTGCATCTATGACACGGTGTGCGTTCCGTCGCTCCATGCAGGCGCAGAGCCGCCGGACGAGCCGTCCAAGCGCTGGTTCGATGCGATTCAGACTCAGATTGGAGATCTTTCCAAACTGACGACAAAGGCAAAGGATAACCTTGTTGCGGCCATCAACGAGGCGGCACGCTCTGGCGGCGGCTCCGGAGGAGCGGGCACCATCGATATGCGCGTCGCGGATGGCTACATCCAGTATTCCAACGACGGCGGCGCGACGTGGGAAAACCTGATCGCCATCGCCGACCTCAAAGGCGAGAAGGGAGAAAAGGGCGAAACAGGCGCAACCGGCCCGCAGGGCGAACCCGGTGAGCGGGGGCCGCAGGGTGCGACTGGGCCTCAAGGTGAGACCGGCCCACAGGGTGCAACCGGCCCCGCAGGCCCGGACGGCGCTCCCGGCAAAGACGGAAGCCCCGGCAAGGATGGAGCACCCGGCGCAGACGGCACGACATTCACGCCGTCCGTCTCCGCTGCGGGCGATCTGAGCTGGACGAACGACGGCGGCAAGGCCAACCCCGCGACCGTCAACCTCAAAGGCCCGCAGGGCGAACCCGGTGAGCGGGGGCCGCAGGGTGCGACCGGCCCACAAG